CAAGTTTATACTGTAATCTTGTACTCTATGAAGAACGCGATTAAGTCGCAAAACACGACTTATTCGAATATACTAAGAGAACAAGGCCATGAAGACATGGCTAAAATATTGAAGGAGCTATAATGGCAATAACATCTGCAATATGCACAAGTTTCAAACAAGAATTACTTGTTGAGGGGCATAATCTTACAAATGGTGCTGACAGTATCAAACTAGCGCTTTATACAAGCTCTGCAACTTTGGGAGCTAGCACCACAGCCTATGTAACGACAGGTCAAGCAACAGGCACTAATTACTCTGCTGGAGGAAGTGCATTAACAAACGTAACGCCAACCACATCTGGTACTACCGCAATAGTTGATTTTGCGGATCTTACGTTTGGTACGGCTACTGTAACAGCTAGAGGTTGTTTGCTTTACAACACAACCAATTCTAACAAAGCTATTGCTGCGATAGATTTCGGTGGTGATAAGACATCAACAGCTGGCGATTTTACGATTGTGTTTCCAGCTGCAACTGCAACTGGAGCCATTATCAGATTGGCTTAGAGCGCATTAGGATATGTTAGAATCTAACTATGCCTCTAACCAAACTAAATTTTAAACCCGGAATCAACAAAGAGGAAACCGACTATTCTAACGAAGGTGGTTGGGTTGACGGCGACAAAGTAAGATTCCGAAAAGGCCGCGTAGAAAAGATAGGCGGATGGGAAAAGTTTTCACCCTCTTCAATCATTGGTTCAGCAAGAGCCTTGCACTCCTGGATTTCTCTGGGAGGATCCAAATATCTAGGTATTGGAACTACTAACAAATACTATATAGAAGAGGGTGGCACTTATAACGATATTACACCTATACGAACAACCACAACGAACGCAGCTACATTTGCGGCCACTAATGGATCATCTACTTTAACAGTTACAGATGCAAGTCACGGAGCTGTTACCGGTGATTTTGTCACTTTTTCCAGTGCTGTATCGTTAGGGGGTAATGTTACTGCTGCGGTTCTAAACCAAGAGTACCAAATAGATCTGGTTACAGGCACTAACACATACACAATAACTGCCAAAGACACCTCTGGAGCTACAGTCACAGCAAATGCAAGTGACTCTGGTAATGGTGGATCTGCTACAGATGCCGCATATCAAACCAATTCTGGACTAGACTTTTATGTTGAGTCTACAGGTTGGGGTGTTGGTACATGGGGTGCTGGTGCTTGGGGATCATCAACGGCTTTGTCGGACACGAACCAGTTACGATTATGGACACACGACAACTTTGGTGAAGATCTTATAATCAATCCCAGAAGTGGCAGTATATTTCGTTGGGTTGAAAACGATGGTTTATCAACGAGAGCAGTGCAATTATCCGCAGTGTCCGGGGCAAATTTAGTGCCAACTAAAGGATTGCAAGTTATAACGTCAGAAACAGACAGGCACCTCATTGTGCTTGGAGCAGATCCCATAAGCGGCAGCTCAAGGACAGGAACAATAGATCCTATGTTGATAGCATTTAGCGATCAAGAAAACGCTTTGGAATTTGAACCATTAAGTACAAATACCGCTGGATCGCTGCGGTTATCCTCTGGTTCATCCATAATTGGAGGGTTAAAAGCCAGACAAGAAGTTCTTATTTGGACAGACACTTCTCTGTATTCCATGAACTTTATCGGTCCACCACTTACTTTTGCGGTTAATTTAATCAATGAAGGTGCTGGACTGCTTGGACCAAAAGCAGCAGTCAATAGTCCAAAAGGCGTGTTTTTCATGTCCAAAAAAGGATTTTATTTTTACAACGGATCTGTGCAAAAACTACCTTGTTCAGTACAAGACTATGTATTTTCAGATCTCGACGAATCGCAAGCCTTCAAGTGTTTCGGTGGTTTGAATGAAGAGTTTTCTGAGGTTTGGTTTTTCTACCCTTCATTAGCAGACGACGAAAGAGAAATAACAAGATACGTTATTTATAACTACGAAGAGAATAGTTGGAGTATAGGATCTTTAGAACGATATGCTTGGTTGGCGGCTGGTGTCTTGAACAAACCCCTGGCAGCTGGAGAAGACACGTCCGTTAAATATATATACGAACATGAAAAAGGCTTCAACAACGATACAGGATCTATGGATGGTGTGTTCGTAGAATCGGCTGATATAGACATAGCAGATGGTGATAACTTCGTATTCTTGAAGCGTATTTTACCTGACATACTGTTTGTAAATGATTTAGGGACTAGCCAGGATCCAGCAATAAACATCGTTGTGAAGCGTAGAGATTTCAGCAATCAAACGCTATCTACGGATTCAACCACTCAAATCACGGCCAGCAGCACTTTTGGTTCTTTAAGATCTCGTACAAGACAGTTTGTGTTGCGGTTTGAATCGGACGACGATAATACCGAAAGTGATAGAAAGAACTATAAATGGAGGCTAGGAAACACAAGAGTTGAAGTACAACCATCTGGTAGAAGATAGATGAGTAAACTGCTTCAAACAAGACTTCCTATAGCCGAAGGTCAAACTGTTAGCGCAGACACATTCAACCGATTAGTAAGAATATTAGAGATTAACCTGGGATCTGTAGATCCAGATGCCATACAAGTCTTCAATTCAACAGAGATTAGCGAATTGCAATTTGCTACTGGAGCGATTATATTTAACTCTACAACAGAGGTTCACCAAGCGTTTGATGGCACTGAATTTAGGAACCTATACGAACATCAAACTTACTTGACTGGATTGTCTGCTACAATGAGTTTAGGAACAGTAACAGTGAGTACATAATGAGTGCATTAGAAGACAGTTTAAGAGCAGTATATAAATTACCACAAAGACAAACGGGTGCCGCGGTTAATGAAGCAAGTAACATGCTTCTGACTAGGGAAATGATGCAAAATCCACCGCCGATGCAAAATATGCCGATGACTCCAGAAATGATGCAGAACCCTCCAGTTATGATGCCCATGGAAGAAATGCCAGAAGAATTTACACAAGAAGATCAAGAGACATTAGATAGATTGCTCAAACAAGAGGCAGCGTTAGAGTCCGCTCCTTTGGGCCCGTTAGCTCAGGAGCTAAGAGCGCAAGGTTTAGAAGAAGATACTGAACTTGCTCACGTTCGTCTCGGTGAAATTATCTTACCTCCTGAGTTTTTGGATGATGATAAGTTTGCCACGACAGTAGAAAATAAATTTAAAGCAGAGGGCATAAACCCGGAAGAAGCGGTAGTCGGTGGTATCGGCACACTTAATCCTGGCACCGGATTACAACAGTTTTTCCTCAAGAAGCTCGCTAAAGGTTTAAAAAAGGTAGTCAAAAAGGTAGCGCCTTACGCTGGTTTGATCGCAGCTCCATTTACTGGTGGTGCCTCAGCAGCCTTGATAGGTGGTGTCGGAGGAGCTATTGGTGGTGGCGGAATCAAGGGTGCACTAAAAGGTGCGGCCCTGGGTGGCGCTGGATCTGCTTTGTTTGGTGGCGCAGCGGGAGCTGGAGGTGGCATAGGTAAGTTTTTTAATCCAGCAGAGGGAGCAAAGGGTATATTTGGGGGTAATTTAGGCCCCAACATAAGAAGTGGTATTGGTCGTTTATTTAGAACTCCAGACTTCAACCCCGCTTCTGGTGAAATTTCTGGTGGCGGTATTTTTGGTAGAGCAAAAGAATTTATATTACCAGGACAAGACCAAAGAGGATTGTTTTCAAATCTTTTTGGTGCTGGTGCACCGCAACAATCTGTTGATGACATAGCAGCTAATGTGCCAGGCGCAAAAACGAGAGTTGAAAGACTTAGAGCAGAAGGACTATCTGATGCACAAATTATGGCAGACTTACAACGCTCTGGATATGCTCCTCAAACACAAAGTGGTTTCTTTAGTAGTCCAGTTTTTAATCCAGCAACAGGACAAATGACAGGTGGTGGATTTGGGAGCAGAGTAGCAGAATTTATATTGCCAGGGCAAGATCAAAGAGGTTTGCTTGCTAATCTTGGTTTGACAGGCGGAGCTGGCGGAGCTGGAGGCGGTTTAGGCAACTTTGCTAAATTAGCTGGCATTGGTGCTTTATCTGCTGGTTTAGGTAAATTGGCTTATGAAGACGCTAAAAAACAAAAAGGCGTGGCTTTGACACCATTAACAACCATGAGTCCTACAGGCAGATACAATATAGAAGCTGAGATAGCCAGAAGGATGGGCCAGGCAAGACCTAACCCGGTTGAGTTTGGTTTATTGCCAGAAGGCACTTTGCCTGTATTATCAGGCGGACAACCAAGGATGGCATCATTAGGCGGTGCCATAGAAGAATTAGAGGGTGGTATGGCTAGAGGTATGATGCGCGGTGGCATTATGGCCTTTGCACAAGGCGGAGCTGTGGCTATGCAAGAAGGCGGAGAAATGGATCCGAGCCAGTTTCCTAGAATGGATGGCGACATAAATGGTCCAGGGACAGAACAAAGTGACGATATACCAGCTATGCTATCAGATGGCGAGTTTGTTATGACAGCAAGAGCAGTTAGGGGTGCTGGTTCTTATGAAATGAAAACAGAACCAGGTGGAATCATCAATTTAGTACCAAGTTTAGAAGAGGATAGGGAGCGAGGCATGGACGTTATGTATAAGGTTATGGACACCTTTAGCGGCCAAGCACAACCCTCATAAAATATGTCAATTTTAGATAGAATAAGAAGAGGGGCGAGAGAGAGAATAGACTTACCTACTCTACCTGTTACTCCCGCTTTACCTGTTATAAAACCATTAGAAACGCCCTTGCCTAGACGGATAGGCGGTATTGGTTCAATCTTGCCTACTCGAACTATCACATTGCCTGGTGGTCAGACTGTAGAAATACCAGAGATAAACATGGATGAAGTCAACGCTAACTTGGCGGCAGCTGGTATAACACCTCAAGTACCACAGCCAGTAAGTGTTCCTGATTTACAAGAGTTGACTATAGAAGATCCCAGGAGCGATTTTATGTCCATTGAAAGGATGCCACAAGATATAACACCTGTGTCTCCAATACCGGCACCTAACCCAATGTTAGATCCTAATGTATCGATTCCAACAAAAACCCCTCAAACAACTTCTGTTCCGGGCACTACGTCACCTAGTCCTGGGGCAGAAGTCCTACCAGCGCCAGTAGCACCTCCGGCATACACACCACCTCCAGCACCAAGAGAGGATATGCCTTTCGTGCCTAGCGTTAGACAGGTTGCTACAGGATTAGATCCTTTAACAGAACAACTACTGTTTGGTTTAGGTGGAGAGGGTGGATTCATACCGGGCGCTATGCAAGCTGCCGAAAAGGTTTTCTTTGATGAAGAAGGCAAGCCAGTTGTTATTGAGGAACAAGTAGCTGGTTTTGCTCCAGATCAATTAAGAGCTCAAGAACTGGCTAGACAGGGTGTTGGCATCCAGGATCGTTTTATTAGTGGCGCGGAGGGCGCTTTTGGGCAAGGTATAGATGCGCTCAAATCTGGATTAGGCAGAGCTAGAGGTTTGGCTGGTGAAGGTTTAGAAGCGACAAGAGCTGGCGTAGGCCAGTTACAGCGTGGTTTGGGTGAGTCGGCTGACATATTAAGAGGTACCATAGGCGGTTACGACCAAGCCATGACTGACAGATTCTACAATCCTTTTGAAGATAGAGTCGTACAACAAACGATTGACGATATTATGGAAGCCGGGGCAAAACAAGATATTGCCGCTAGAGCTGGTGATATTGGAAGAGGCGGTGAGTCAGCGTTTGGCTCCAGAGCGCGTTTAGGCGCTTCTGAGCGTCAAGAAGCTCTCGGTAGGGGTTTAGCTGAGGCTTTGGGCGGAATACGCGCTAGAGGCTTCTCAGAGGCCCAACAAACAGGTTTGGGTGAGTTTGCTAGACAAAGAGCAGCAGAACGAGCTGCGGCTTCTGGATTAGCCGGCTTAACAGGACAAGGATTCACAGGACAACAAGCATTGGCTGGAGCTTTGACTGGATTGGGTGGAATAGAATCACAGCTGGCACAACAACAACAAGCGGCTCAATTTGGTTTAGGATCTGCATTACAAGGCTTAGGAGCGCAAGCTCAAGGAGCGAGCGCAGCAGATGTAGCACAGCTTTACGGCATGGGCACACAACAGCAAGCTCTTTCACAAGCACAACTAGACGCACAAAGAAGGAACCAGTTACAGGCGCAACAAGCTCCATTAGCTCAGTTCCAGGCATTAGCACCTTTCGTAAGTATGGCACCAGCTGGACAGTTCCAGACTGTGACAGACTTCGCACCGCCGCCTAGTCCAATGCAAGTGGGCATAGGTACCGGTTTATCAACTCTCGGAGCACTAGGTAACTTATATGGAGGAGGCTAATGGCTATAACGAGAGCACAGATACCTGAGCAAGTAGATGTTTTTCAAAACGGAGGTGGGGCAGATTCATCCTTGAGTCAACAAGACATCATGGATATGTACGCGGCCGCTGCAACTTCACAGCCAATCACCGCTCAAGACGTGCAAGCAGAAATGCAAAATTTACAAGGCTTATTTCCCCAAACAAGAAAAGCAAACTTTTTTGATTTAGCCTCTGAGATTGGAGCTGGTTTGGTAGCGGGTGCCGCAGAGCCGGGAGGTTTCGGTGTTGGTTTGACTGCTGGTTTGCAAAATTTCAATAGAAAAGCGTCTGAAATAAAAGCATTAAGAGAAAAAGCGAAACAGGACCTAACAATGCTTGCTTTTCAACAAGTGCAAAGAAAAAGAGATGAACAAGCCTCTTTCAGACAAAAGGCATTAGATATAAATTTTGATTTGATGGTTGAACAAATGAAAAATAGTGGAGAACTATTTGGGGGAACCACCACAGAGGCCAGTGCTTGGAATTATATTTTGTCCAAAATAGACAGAACAACTGGCGAGTATAAGATGATACCTGATGGGCAAGGGGGCATGAAGCCTTATGATCCGGAGGCAGATCCTTACTACCGAGTTTCTAAAGATGTTTTAGAACAAGCAAAAACAGAGCTACGAAATGAGCCAGGCAAAGGACAAGTACAAGTTACAACCCCTGGATTTGATGTAGATGCAATATTAAAGGTTAAAAAGCCAACACCTACAAAGGAAGCCATAGATGCTTTGAGAAACAACGCAACTCTTTACGATCAGTTTGTATCTTATTACGGCGAAGATGCGGTGCCAGAGGATCTTAGGAAATAAAAATGCAAGAACAAGATAATTTTTTTAGCAAGTTTCACGAGTCTGTTGATACAACTCCCAAAGCGGTCGTTAGCGAAGTTTTAATAGAGGATCCAAAAAATCCATTTACTGATGTCCAGAACAAAGCCGCTTCTTTCGCTTACAGACAAAAAATGGCCATCGAAGAGACAGATAGATTATTAGCTAATGGTTACAATCCAGCGACAGATTATTGGAATTATTTATTTGCTTTTGCGCCTGATATTATCGAGGGAATATTTACAACAGCACAATATAAACAGTGGCAAAGAGCAAGAATAGATTTATCAACGGCCCAACTTAGGCCAGAAACAGGAGCCGTGATAAACGAATCAGAAATATATTGGATTGACGATACTATGTGGGAAAAAATACATGAAGATCCGGTAACAAGCGCAGAAAAGAGAGAAGCAAGAATGAGGGCATTTTTGGGAAACAAAGCTGTTGCCGGAAAGGCTTATGAGCGATTAGTTAAAGAAATGGAGGCTGGTGATACGGAAAAGACTCAAACAGACGTATATAAAATATTAAAACCAAAATATGATGCGGGCGAGCTTACAGAAGAACAAAGTAAAAGATTTTTAGAACTAGAAAGGTTGATGGGTAAATGAGCGATTTTAAAAATTTAGACACTGACACGCTTTTGGATATGGCCATACCTAGCGTTAATCCTGGCAACTTGACAGACCAAATGATAGATAAGGCATTGAACGATGCTCGTATAAATTCTGTAGATACTTTATCTGGAGCTCCAGCAAACGTAAGAGCAGCCGTCGGTGCCGCACAAAGGCCGGAGGATAAACTTGCCACACTACGAGCTTTTTATCCTGATGCAGAACGTGTAGAAAGTTTTGATCCCAAAAACGGAGCTGCAAGGTTTGGTAGTGGAAATTTTGTTTATCAAGATCCGGAAACCGGTCAATTCACTTTATTTGATGAATTTAATCGTATTTACGGGATGCCCATACCTTTTACTGCTAAAGATTTATTAGATGTTGGACCAGAAATAGCTGAGACAGCTGGAGCGATTGGCGGTGCCATAGCTGGTGGTGCGTTAGGCCTTACTGGCTTTTCTGGGGGACCGATTGGATTTACCACGACCGCTGCCGGCATTATGGCTGGTGAAGGTTTGGGAGCCGCTACAGCCAGAGAGGCTTACATAGCTGCATTAGATTTTTTTGGTGAAACTGTGGATGAAAGATCTGGCATGAACAGACTTTTAGATTTTGGCGTAACCACAGGTATTAATGCCGCGGCTGGGCCAATAATACACAAAACATTTAGCGGTATAAAAAGTTTCGTTGGTGGTCCTCTTAGGTTAGAAGATGGCGTAAATACTCCGGTAGCTAAAAATGCTTTAGAGTCTATGGAACAAATAGGAATTACCAATCCTACTGCTGGCCAGGTGACTGGCAATCCTCTCGTACAATTAACAGAAAAGGCTTTGGCCGCTATGCCTTTGTCCACAAAAATTATGCAAGAAAATGCACAGCAAACAGTAGAAGAGATAGGACAATACGCAGCCACATTGACAAGTAAATATGGCGGAGCAAGAACTTTTCAACAGGCCAGTGAAGAGTTAGTTGGCGCTGCAAAAGCAGCAGACGCAAGATTTGTAGCCAAAAGCAATGAACTTTACGACGAGGTAGGAAAATTTATACCAGCAGATATGAACGTGAGTAAGGCAGTTGGAGTGTCAAAATTTATTGAAGATTATACGGCTTCAAGTGAGCTCGCATCTTTGACTAAAACATACGCACCGGCTATGGAATTAGCTGGGCGCATCGCCAAAGACGCCTCAGAGGGAAAACTTACCTATAAGGCTTTAAGAGACGTTAGGACCAGTTTATACAATGATTTATCAGACGCTAGGTTTAGAGGCGCTATGACTGGAGCTGATAGGAAATTAGATGAATTGTACGGCGTTATAACAAAAGATCTTGACAAGTTGGTGGCTGATTCTGGACCAGAGGCTTCCGCCGCTTACAAAGCTGCTAATGATTTTACTAAAGGCAAATTAAGTGAAGGCACAGGCAGCATGGCTTTTGTGAAAGAAGTCATACAAAAAGGTAAAAAAGACGCTACCAATGCTTTGGATTTTGCTTTGTCAAAAAGAGAAAAAGGCGGTGGCAGATTACTAAAACTAAAAGAAGAATTATTGCCAGAGGAGTGGGAGATACTCTCTGGTTACATGATCGGTAGTTTAGGTAAGCCACAAGCTAGACAAGCTGGAGCTACGCTTATTGAAGAGGGCGCTATAGATGCAGCCAAGTTGGCTGAGGATGTTGGGTTTCACCCAGGTCAGTTCGTAACTAATTTTGGTAAACTTTCTCCGGAGGCAAAACAAGTTTTATTTGGTGGTGATCCAGAGCTTTTAGGCTCTTTAAATAATTTCAATTCAGTGCTAAAAAGAATAGCTGATGATGCGGTTGCCATGTCTAATCCGTCTGGCACAGCTAGGTTGTATGGAGCTATGGGCATGTTCAGTCCGAGCGCAATAGGCGCTGCATTAGAGGGTATGGGTAAAGGCGGAGCTTTTTACGATGGTGGTTTTCTAAGTATCTTGGCCGCTCCAGGTGCCGCAAAACTTATGACAAATTCTAGGTTTGTAAACTGGTTAGGAGAAAGCATAGAAAAAGCGGCGTATGATCCTCAATCGCTAGGCCAACACGTTAGGAGGCTGGTGCAAATTTATCAATTAGAGCCGGGTATCAGAGATCAGATTGAAGCTGTTGCTAATGGACATATCGGAGAGCTTGCAGAGCCTAACCCTGACTTAGATGCACAAAACGTACAAGATCAAGCTCCAGAAGTTACAAATGAATTATCGTTTCGTGAAGTATCTAACAGAGAGGTTAGCGATAAACTTATAGGCACACAAATACCACAGCTGACAGAACAAATAGACAGCTTTACATTACCTTCCGTAACAGAAAGCACAATGGAGCTGGCCATGTCGCCAACTGTAGTGCCAGATGAAAGGGATCGTGAGATCGCAATGCGCGAAGCGGGTGGTATCGGATCTTTAGTTTAGTATGGCCAGAGACTACGCCAAGGAGTATGCCAACTATCACTCCAGGCCGGAACAAATCAAAAAGAGATCTTCC